AGCCCTTTGCCCATCAAGTTGTCGCAAGCATCGATTTTTTCAATGGAAACAAAAGGCGCAGGGATCTGGATAACATGGCAAAGCTTGTCCTTGACGCTCTAAACAAGGTCGCTTACGCGGACGACCACCAGATCGTGGCGATGGAGTTGAGAAAGTTTTTTTGCTCTCCGGAACGCGCGCGTGTGGAAATAACGCTATCGGAAGTTATAGAGTGGCCGCATGAACATCAAATCATTCAAAAAGTTTCTAGATCGTGACGGCGGCTGTGTTCATTGTGGGGAGATGGAGGCGGTCGCGCCACATCACAGAGTCAACAGGGGTATGGGCGGCTCTAAGATTTTGGATAAGCCCAGCAATATTGTGGTCATGTGTTCATCGATGAATACGGCGATGGAGTCTAGCGAGCGTCACGCGACGATGGGCCGCTTGTACGGGTGGAAGATGCGGCCTTGGGAGGATCCGGCGGAGGTTCCGTTTTGGCACGCCGGCCGGAATGTTTGGTGCCGGATCGATGACAAGTATGGTGTGGAGGAACTGCCGGACTTTGTTGTACCGGAAGAATTGAAGGAGTATTTTTAGTTAGGCTTGCTTTGGAAGGGGACATATGCCTATCGTTCGTAAGAAACTAACTCATGAGTATCGGTTCACTCAGATACCTAACGATTGGGTGCGCGACAGCAGGTTGTCGCTGAAAAGTATTGGCTTGCTGGCACAGTTGTTGTCACACTCTGATGGCTGGAATGTGACAATTTCTAGTCTGGCGACGGCGAATAATTGTGGCCGCGATCTTATCGCTGGCGCTGTACGGGAGCTCGAAGACGCAGGTTATCTTGTGCGTCAGCAGAGTCGTGCGACAGGCGGCGAGTTCGCTGAAGTTGTGTGGTGGACGGCCGAACCTACAGGGAAGTCACCGTTGACGGGTTTACCGGCATCGGTGAAACCGGCACCGGTCAAACCGGCGGCGGTAAATCCGCTACTTAAGAAGACTATTGTTAAGAATACTAATCTTGAAGAAAATCAAGATAAAGATTTGCTTGTTTCTTTCAATGAGTTTTGGGATATCTTCCCCAGGAAACTTGGGAAGGGCGAGGCTAAGCAAGCGTTCGGTAAGGCTGTTGTGAAGCACGGGTTAGATGTGGTGATGGCCGGTGTGCGACGGTTGGCGGCTGACCCTAATCTTCCAGCAGCGCAGTTCGTCCCTCGCGCCGCTACCTGGTTGAATCAGGAGCGATGGGAAGATGACCCTTACGCGGCCCAGGATCCTCCTGGCGGCCCTGGTGTGGCTCGTGGGGTATCGCGTTCGCCGTATGTCGGTGGGCCTCGTGAGTGGGTAAAAGATATGCACGATATGGGCGAGCACTTTGAGTGTAAGCCTGGCGAGTTCGGTTGTAAGTAATCCAAACAGAAAGGGAACTAATGAAGAAAAAAAATAGGTTGGAATGGTGGGAAGAACTAATGCCGTTCGACGGGGAAACGAATCATGCCTACGTCGATCGTATGTGCGACCAAGACGAATACCACTTCGTTATGAAAGAAGTAACGAATATGGAGTTGATGACCGTCGCGCAAGCCTACGAGATCGCTAAGTTCCGTTACCGGTTCAAGCCAGGCCAGTACGCGGTCGTTGCGATACGCGATCTTGTGTTCTGCTGTTACGGGACAGACTTCTCGGCACCGACGGTCGGGTGGTCGGCATGAAACCTTGTAAGTATTGCTCCAAGTCGATACCGGAGGAAATTCACGAGGCGGAACTAGGTATGTGCTTGGACTGTTCCAACGCATACTTTGAACACGACCACGAAGGTTGCTCTTGGGCGTGTATAGCAAGTTTCGACGGATCGCCGCTTGTGAACGATCGATGATGGCCGCGCGTCAGGTTTACTGGAACGAAGAAATGAACATCGATAAGAAGCAGGTGGAAAAGGAAAGCCCATTCCACCCTCGTCAAAAACAGATTATGCGTTTCCACGAGGAGCGCGCCGCCCGTTACGAGGAGTACCGGCGGCTTATAGCTCTGGAGCGATATTTGGAAGCGGAACGCCTTTATTGGGCGGACTACGAAAAAAAGACACGCGAGATGGCTGAGTATATGGGCAAGCCGCTTCCTCCGGGTATAGTTGAGAGGAACCGTGAAAAGGGGAATGATGAATAGAGGGTCATGCCGAGGGTCGTTTGCGATCGGTGCGGTTACGAATGGCAAATCACCAACGTCCGGGCAAATCCGGTCTTATGCTCCTCGTGTCGTGCTGTCCCCGTTCAAACGGTTCAAACAAAGCACGGCAAATGTGTTCCCTGGCAAGGCAGGTTCGCTGACGATTGGGTTACACCGGTCGATTCAGAAGGCAAACCAGTTTTACCTGGGGAACGCTCATGCGGTTATTCTGACTGCGTGAATCCGCGACACATGAAAACAAAAAAGAAAGGAAGGCAGGGAAATGGCTAAAATATTTATCGAAAGCGCGGAGGTGACTCGTGTTCAGCGAGGAGGCAAAGGCTTCAACGCTCAAACACAATACAAGCTCCGTAACGGCGAAACGGGCGTTCAGAAATACACGGTCTGGTCCGACGAGCAAATCCATGTGGGCGATGTCTTCTCAATTACCGGCGAGCTGAGCGTCAAAATGGAAGAGTTCACAAACGACAAGGGCGAAATCGTCCGCTACGCGGCGATCCACGTCAACAAACCGGTACTCGTAGCCCTCCAGGGAGGCCCTGCGGCCGTATCGCGCGCGTTCCCAGGATCGCTACCTGTCGATGAAGAAGCACCCTTCTAAGGAGCAGCAGATGAAAAACGTCATCTTGAATCTTCTCATTCTTTCGATGTCTGTAACATATTTTCTTCTCGCAGTTCAAGCCGAAATCGTCACAAAAATTTTCGGGTTTATATTCGGGTCGGTGATGGCTTTGAGTCTTATCGCGCAAGTCATTAAGCAGGCGAAAACTGATGCTTGAAGGATTACAACCGGTCAGCAAAGAACTGTCTTGTAAGGTGCGGACTATTCTTTCCCAGCTAGAAAAGCCGGACGCCGCGCTGCTGGAAGAATATTTGGTGGACGTCGACCGTTGGCCATCTAACTCTTTGGCCAAAGCGTTGAAGACGCGCGACGTTCACGTTTCGGCCAACACTTTACAGAAGCATCGATTGGGCGGCTGTTCTTGCTAGAAAATCTGGAGCCGGCCCCAATCGTGCGCGCTCAAACCCAACACCGTCCAGGCGTTCATTTCGATGGCGATACGGGGGAGGCGACAACTCCTGGCTATCAGACGGAGCCGGAAAACTTCGACGAGTTCCTCACCGACGCCGGTTTGAACCCTGACGATATCGAAGTTATCCCACCAGTCCGGACGTCCCGTTGGCAACAACAGCAGGACGGCGATCTCGTTTGGTTGACAAGTTATCGGTTTACTTTCCGACGGAAGCAGCAGTCGCTGGATATGTTGCGATTAGCGAACCTTATCAAAGAACACAAGCCGGCCGGCAAACCGTTGAAGAAAACGGAACCGAAGTGCCTAGTAGTCCTTTGGTCAGATCTACAGGTCGGCAAAGTCGATTACCGAGGCGATACTGAAACCCTTATCGCTCGCGTCGCTGAAACACAAGAACGCGTCCTGGAACAAATCCGCAAGGAAAGGCCGGAGAAAGTTATTTTCGCTGACCTCGGCGATACAGTGGAGAACTTCTATAACGCGGCCTCGGCACAACAGCACTACACGAATGACCTAAGCATTATGGAGCAGGTAGATCTTGCGACGACGTTTGCTTGGCAGGCGCTTGTAGCGATCGCTAACTTGGTCCCCGAAGTCACATACGCTTCGGTAGGCTCCAACCATTGTCAGTTCCGTTCGGCGGCCGGCAAAGCGTTGGGCAAAGCAACAGATGACTGGGGAATCTTTATCGGCCGTCAATTAGCGCGGCTCGCTCAGGAATCCGGCTTCACAGAGATACGGTTCCTTGAACCGCAACCACACGACGAATCTTTAGCGATCGATGTGTTCGGTGACGGCTTCCACATTCTCGGAATCGTTCACGGTCATCAAGCAAAACGGCCTGACATGATGGGGACTTGGTGGAGGCAACAAGCGTTCGGACGTCAACCAGTAGCAGACGCTAACATCCTTATTCACGGTCACTGGCACCATCTTCGCGTCACAGAACTAGGTTCCACGCCGCGCGGCACAAGCCGATTCCTTGTTATGGCCCCAACGATGGACAACGGATCCGGTTGGTTCCGGCTCGTTACAGGCGAAGACTCAGTCCCAGGCTTGGCAACTCTTATACTGGAAAAGAACAAAGACTTCACAGGCACCGTTTACAAACACTAGGGAACAACGGATGAGCGCAAACATTTATTACTGCGCTTGCGGTTATGAGGAAGACCTAGCGCATGGGATCTGGGATAACGAGGAAGCCCTCTGTCCTCTCTGCTACCAAGTGTTGGTAACAGAAACTGTAACCAACTGATGCCCTTTATGAAACCATGTCTTGACTGTGGGGGACTCTCCCGGCACAACCGGTGCGATAACTGCGCCGCCGCGCGCTCTAGAATCCAAAACAGATTACAAGACACACCGGATCGCCGCGCAAAAAAATCTATGTACTACAACAGGGACTATCAACGAAGGGCGAAACATATAAGGGCAACGGCAGTCATCTGTCACCTTTGCGGTAAGGGCGCGAACCCTAATGACCCCTGGCAAGCGGATCACGTCATACCAGGTGACCCCAACAGCGCACTACTACCCTCTCACCGGTCATGTAACGCCAGTAGAGGCGACAAACCGTTGGGGGGAGGCACATATGGGGAGTGGGTCCAGAAATCATAAGGGAACGGCGTCCAACCCTCCAGCCCACCCTCACGCAGATAACCGCGAAAATCAGGATTTTTTTGCTGGGTTCGGTATAGTGGTTTCACACCGATAGAAAGGTTCCCGATGGCGGAACAGATCGCAAAGGATTTGATTGTCTTATCTACGCCCATCGCAGACCTGAAACCGGCCGATAGGAACGCTCGCAAGGGTGACGTGGAAGCGATCCGTAAGAGTTACGAACGGTTCGGTCAGCGGAAGCCGATTGTCGCGCACCGTGAAACCAAAAAAATTATTGCTGGCAATCACCAGTACCAGGCGGCGTTGGCTTTGGGTTGGGAAAAGATTGCTGTTGTGTTTGTAGATGATGACGTGGAAACGGCGACAGCGTATTCCATCGCGGACAACCGGATCGGTCAGCTAGGGGAGTGGGACGTCCAGGAATTGGTGGCGGCGTTTGAGGAAATATCCGCTGATGATTTAAAGTCGGTCGGTTTCGCAGATATCGACGTGGCGGATTTTCGCGCGCTACTGGACGAACACACTATGAGCGTTACGGCGGTGCCAAGTCAAGGCGGCGACCTTGGGGATCGCGATTTGAAGAAAGCCGGAAACCTAGAGTTGTCGGTTGAGAAGGAAGCAACTTATCAAGAGTTTTTGGAACGGTATGTGAATCGGGCGACAAGGGGAATCCTTCTCTACTATCCACAAACCGATTACGCAAAGATGGTTGACATGTTGGCACAGCTCGCACGAAAGTTTGGCGTAGACAATAACGCCGATGTCGTCCGCAAACTAGTAGAGGAAGCATTGTGAAACTCGCAGAATATGAAATAACGCGTGCGCTGGAAAAGAAGGCGGCGGAACTAGTCGTTGGTGAAACTGTGCCGGACTTGATTCCAAACATCACGGAGGCCGGTATTTACCGTGACGCTGCGACCGGCGAAGCGATTCTTATGTACGGCCCATACCCAGAGAAGATAACGCCTCTACGCGCAGCCGTCCTGAAAACACATTATTCTACGACCTTGCGATCTTCGGGTATGAGGAATGTTTCTAGGACGTTCGGCATGACTACTAGATCCGCTGTTCTTCAACGGGAGGCTTGTACGCCAACATCTTTGTCTTACGAAGATCCTGAATCACAGATGGCGTTGAACGATACCGCCGATGTTTTGGCGTCTTACCTGCGCGAACAGTTACCAGAAGTGTTCGATGAGGATTATCAAAAAATCGACGCAGTTTTACCGGAATGGCGGATGACGGAGGATTCTCTTTGGACTTCTGGCGTCATCAATCAGTCAAGCCCGTTGCCGTATCATCGGGACGGCGCAAACTTTGATACTTGGTCAGCTATGCCGGTTGTGAGGCGCGGTATGGACGGCGGCAACTTACATATGCCGGAGTACGACATGACGATTGCGTGTAAGGACGGTTGGGCTTTGTGGTTCAACGGGTACCGGTATGTTCACGGCGTTACACCGATGGCTTTGCGTCAGAAGGACGGCTACCGTTACTCGATCGTCTTCTACGCTAAGAAGGGCATGAAGGATTGTCACACTTACGCTGTGGAAATCGGGGAAGCTCGTAAGCGCCGCGCAGATCGCGAGGCAGGTATGGTCGGTGACAGTATCGAAATCTTGAAGCAAAAGATTACTAGCGGCCGTTCTAACGGTGACACGAAAATCGTTGCGGAAAAGGCAAACGCCTAGAGCGGAGTTGTTTTTTGTTGGATTCAAGTGTGGCGGTTTATCTAATAGGGGAACCTGGCGTCGGTAAAACAACTGTTATGGGTGAGTTGTGCGCGCCATACGTCGTGGGGGAAGCGGCAAGGTTGCGTGGACAGTTGTGGGGGGAGCCGTTGACCGGCGGCCGTTGGACAGGCGTTAGGTTGGGCCGTTCGCGCGGCACTTTCTCCGGGACTGATGCTTTGGGTATGAGCGTAAACCCTGATGCTGTGGCGTGGGCGGCGGAGGACGATCTTCCCCAGATTATTTTCGGGGAGGGAGCACGTTTAGCAAACGAAAGGTTCCTGTTGACTTTGGCGGCACGAACCGACCTACTACTTGTGCTCCTAACGGCCTCTAATGCCCCTGAGAGGCGACGTAAACGCGGCACCGAACAAAACCCTTCGTGGGTAAAGGGACGCGCCACAGCGAGCCACCGTATGTTCGATAAAGCGTTCGAGATGGGCATACCTTCTTTCGCGATCGATACAACTTATGAACAGCCTTCCGTCATAGCAAGAATGATTCGATTGGCGATTGACTTGCCGGCTGATGAAGCAGGTGCTTGATGGCTCAGCAAGGGAGGCCTCCGAAACCGATTGAGCAGAAACGTATGCTCGGTAATCCTGGGAAACGACCGTTACCTGACGCGAAGACGGTAGAAATATTACCTGGGGCTTCTCACGTGCCGGATCCGCACCGGCCGCTACTGACTTACGGCGGCGAGCTTTGGCAAGATATTTGGTCGTCGGGTATTAGTTGGATTAGTCCGGTCACCGATAAAGAACTGCTGTTGATGACGTGTGAGATGGTCGACGAGCGCTGGAACCTGCGTATCCGTGTTATGACGAACAATGACCCTACGGAGCGGCGTGGTTTGAGATCGTTAGACGCACAAATCGAACGTAATCTTAGTTTGCTCGGTTTCACGCCTGCCGACCGTTCTCGCTTGGGTGTCGCGGAGGTTCGGGCTGCTTCCAAGTTGGAGGAAGTCCTGGCGCTACGCAACAAGCAATGATTACGGTTGTGACCGGCGCTCCATGCTCCGGCAAATCAACGCACGTAGCGCAACACGCAACACTAGGCGACATAGTTATAGACATGGACAGAATCGCCTTAGCGCTGACCGTTGACAGCGCAACCCATCACGACTACGACGAGAAACTGCGCTCCGTCGCTAGGGCTGCTCGGAACGCGGCCGTGAAGCAAGCGTTATCGGTTGCACAAGGGGAACGCTACCTAAATGTTTGGATTATTCACACGGATCCTTCCGCGAACGATCGGCAAATGTATCGCACGATGAACGCTCGTATCATGGAAGTCGATCCTGGTAAACAGATTTGCTTGGAAAGATTAGGGGAGCGGCCGGAAAGAAACAAAATCGTCGCGAGGAAAGTTATCGAGGACTACTATGCAAAACGATAGTTGGCCGCCTCGTTGGTTGACACCGGTGCCGGAAGAATCGATCGTCAACGGCGAGGGCCCATCGGTGATGAAGTTTGCTGAAGCCTTCGGCATTATTACGAAGGATTCTGTCGCTGGGAAGGCTGGGGAGCCGCTAAATCTGCGGGATTGGCAACAGAACCTTATCGGTCATATTTTCGCCCACGAAAACGGTGGGCTCCGTAACCGCGTCAATCTTGTCGGTATGCCTCGAAAATCAGGGAAGTCTGCTATCGGATCTGTCCTTGCGCTTTATTCTTTGTTGGTTGGGCCACGCGGAGGCGAAGTTTATTCTGTAGCGGCGGAGAAGGAGCAGGCCCGAATCGTTTTTGCCGACGCAAAACGTATCATCGAAGCCAGCCCTGAACTTACGGCGATAACGAAGACTTATCGCGACGCGATTGAGTACCTGCCTGGTCAGTCGGTTTATCGCGTCCTGTCCGCGGAGGCCTACTCGAAGGAAGGTTTGAACCCTCACTTCGTTTTGTTCGACGAACTCCACGCGCAACCGAATCGCGAACTGTTCGATGTTATGTCCCTCGCTATGGGTGCTAGAGGAAACTTAGCCACCTTAGTCGCAATCACAACAGCGGGCGTCAAAGCAGACGCGACCGGCCGCGACTCCATCGCCTACACGCTATACAACTACGGGAAGCAGGTATCGCTAGGCGAAGTGGAAGATCCGTCTTTCTTCATGGCGTGGTGGGAAGACGACGGCGACCACCGTGAGGAAACTACTTGGCGTAAAGCAAATCCTGGCTTCGGCGATCTAAGCGACCCGGCAGACTTTCAATCAGCAGTCCGTAGAACACCTGAACCGGAGTTCCGCACGAAGCGTTGTAACCAATGGGTGTCCTCCCAATACTCGTGGCTACCGGCTGGCGCGTGGGACGCTTGCGCTGAAGATTTTCAGATTACTGCGGACGATGAGATAGTTCTCGGCTTCGATGGTTCTTTTTCTGGCGACGCTTCGGTTATCGTTGGGGCAACGATTCCAAAAACAGAAGACGATCCGGTCAAAGTATTTCTTGTCAAGGCGTGGGAGAAAGATTTAGAGCACGACGACGATAACTGGCGTGTCGATATCGCTGATGTGGAACAAACAATTATCAAGTTCTGTCAGGAACACCCAAAAGTGCGTGAGATCGCGTGCGACCCGTTCCGGTGGCAACGGTCAATGCAGGTTTTAGAGGAAGCCGGCCTGCCGATTGTGGAATGGCCTTCCACTAGTCCTCGCCGGATGGTGCCGGCTTGCGCGAAATTCTATGACGCGGTTATGGAAAGAAGGCTGGTTCACGACAGCGATCCGCTCCTCGCCAGACATTTGGAGAATAGTGTGACTAAACTAGACTCTTATGGGCCGCGCATCGTAAAGGAGAACCGTTACTCGCCGCGCAAAATCGACGCGGCTGTCGCTGCTATCCTCGCAGTCGATAGAGCAACGGTCGCTAGAATGGAAGAAGTCGTACCACAGTTTTTCGGATAGGGAATAATGGCTAATACGTTACAACTTGTCGGCGCTGCTTCTGTGACGATCGGCGCGACCATGCTGTCGCTGCCGGCAGGATTTCTGGTCGGCGGTATTCTTTTGATGCTACTAGGCATCGCGATAAGGAAGTAACCGATGTTCGATAAATTGTTCGAGTCGCGAGCGATTAGTTACCAAACTATTTTTGAGTCGGGCGACGACATCGCCTTCGGCACGCTTTCCGCGACCAACATCGATGAAAAAACGATTTGGCAGGTCAACGCAGTTTTTTCCGCTGTTTCCCTAATCAGCGACACAATAAGCACCCTCCCGATCGACTGTTTCATAAACCGCGACGGAGCGCGATTCCCCTTCCGCCCAAAGCCGGCTTGGGTAGAGAAGCCAGATGTCGATATTCCGCGCCCAGCGTTCTACTCTCAAATCATCACAAGTATGCTCCTGGACGGTAACGCCTTCGTCCGCGTGTTCTCTAACCCTCGCGGCGAAGTGGTCAACCTCTTAGTCCTAAACCCTTTGACTGTTAAGATTCACAGAAGCGGCCTCGGTCGACTAATGTTCAAAATCGACGGTCAGGAAGGTTCCCTCACAAGCGAGGAAATAATCTTCATTCCTGATGTTCTTCGCCCTGGCGACGTTCGTGGAATGTCGCGCGTGGAAGCCTTAAAGGAGAACTTCGGCCTCGCTCTTGGGCTCGAAAAATTCGCTGCCCAGTTCTTCGGCGCTGGAACAAACTTGACTGGTGTTATCGAGTTCCCAGGAAACTTGACCGCTGAGCAAGCTCGCGAGTTGGCTAACGGTTTCGATAATCGTCATAGAGGTTGGAAGAAGGGTCACAAGACCGGCGTGCTTTCGGGCGGCGCTACTTTCAAGACGACTCAGATTGACCCAGAAAAATCAACGCTTATCGAATCGCGTAATCAGGCGATCGCTGATGTTGCTCGTGCGTTCAATGTGCCGCCGCATCTTTTGGCTTTGCCCGGCACGAACTCTTACGCTTCGGTGGAGCAAACAAATCTCGCTTGGCTTGCTCACGGCTTACGACCGATTATCGAGAAGATCGAAACCGCTTTCACACCGATGATGAGCAGATCGCCTGGAGGCGAAAACGCTTACGTCAAGTTCAACACCAACGCGCTAGTCAGAACGGATTTGGCGGCTCGTAGTGCGGCGTATTCAATCGGATTACAAGCTGGCTATCTTTCCATCAACGACGTGCGACGCCTGGAGGATTTACGGCCTATCGAGGATCCGGCTGCCGAGAATGTTCGTGTTCCTTTGGCTAACGTCAATGTGGAGGCCGCCGATTTGGTGGCTGAGGAGAAGCGCGTGAATATAGCGCAAGTTCTTGTGTTGGCAGGTTTCGATCCAGCGGAAGCGCTTGTCGTCGCAGGTTTGTCCCCGATGCGTCACACCGGCGTCCCTAGCGGTCAGTTACAGAACGTGGCGAACATAAACCCTGCGGATCCGGCTTCCGTCTACGAGGTGGAGTGATGGCGATAGTTACCAGGCAGGTCACGTTGGGGACGGCCGCTACTGAGATTGTTGGTCACGACAATATGCCTCATGACGTGATTCTTCACAACATGACTAAGAGTTCCAACGCGTACATTTTCTTTGGTGGGCCCGATGTCAGTACTACTAACGCGCCACACATTGACCCCGGTGAAACAATCCAGTTCACTTTGGGGGCAGAGGATCGCTTGTTCGCCGTGTCTGACCCTGCCGACCTTGTCGTTGGCGTGATGGATATACGGAAAGCGGACTAATGGCTCCTTACTATATTGAGCAAGATAACCCGACCTGCGAAGTGAATCAATGGGCGACGGTCAAAGAAGACGGCGAAGTTATGGGCTGCTTTGACACGAAAGACGGCGCGATCGACCAGGCTGTCGCGATCTCTATTGGCGAAGATACAGAGTTTCTGGGCGAACGCTCATTACGGGCTGAGCCAGGGGAATTGTCTGTTGGCGATTTTGTTGAGTGGGATTCTTCTGGGGGTATGGCTCGCGGCCGTATAGAACGCGTTATCACCGAAGGCTCGCTAAACATTCCGGACAGCGAAGTGACTATCAATGCTTCTGAAGAAGATCCGGCCGCGCTAATCCGCATTTATCGGTTCGAGGACGATGAGGACGACGAGGAATCTCATTGGGAGGCCACCAATACGCTTGTCGGTCACAGGTTCTCGACTTTGACAAAAATCGATCCTCTCCCAACGGAGGAGGAAGATGAAGAAGAAGACGATGAAGATGATAGGGAAACCCGTCAAGTTGATTTGACTCCCCCAGCTTATATGCGTGCTTCCGCTAGGCGCGGCTTAGTTTGGCACGAACAGGGCTTGTCCGGCGATGGCCTCGTCGACGCGACCGTTCGCGAAGCTCGCGCGATGGCAGAGGGCAACGTAACGGCGGATAAATGGGTGCGGCTTAGAGCTTGGATTGCCCGTCATCTGGTGGATATGGACGCGCCGGCCAATATCCCTGGTAACGAGGGATACCCTGGTTCTGGCGCTGTCGCTATGGCGTTGTGGGGCGGCGGAGGATCCAAACGGTCAGCGCAACGGACTTTCGCCTATGCTGACGGCGTGGTTGGTAGACTGGAGGCCGAGAACAAGGGACGGGCGAGAGGCGAAGCATTGAGCAAACTCGAAACACGAGTCAACGTAGTCGATTTTGAGATTAGGGAAGACGCCGAAGGCGGAATGACATTTACCGGTTACGCGGCCGTGTTCAACTCACCTAGCGAACCTCTGCCGTTTACGGAACGGATCGCTCCCGGCGCTTTCCGAGGCTCTTTGAAGAATCGAAACGACATCAAACTGCTGTGGAATCACGACACGGGCGCTGTGCTGGGCTCCACACGCGCCAAGACTATGAAGTTGACCGAAGACGAGCGCGGCCTTTATGTGGAGGCACAGTTGCCCAACACAACTTTGGGCCGGGACGCTCGCGAGCTTATCAAGCGAGGCGACGTGGATTCTATGTCTTTCGGGTTCACGGTGGCGAGGGACGGCGAATCGTGGTCTGACGACGGTCGCGAACGCACCCTTCGCAAAATCAATCTTCACGAAGTTAGTATTGTGGCTTTCCCAGCGTATTCCGCGACTGCTGGAACGGCTAGCGTGCGCGGCCTTGACCGGCTTGCCCAGCGAGCGGAAGTTGATGTGGACGCGCTTGCCGATGCTTTGCTGAAACTTGAAGCCGGTGAAGACATAACGATTGACGACCGCGATCTTCTAAAAACTGTTATCGATCGGCTTGCCCCACAAGAATCGGCTGTCGAAGAAAGTAAAGGCGACTTCGATATGTTGGCTTTGAAGAAGAAGAAGCTCGAATTATTGTTGGGTTTGTGATGACTGATAAAGAAGCGATTAAGAAAGCGATGTTGGACGCCGCCGGTAATCCTTCTGTTGGAGCGATCGCTGAGATGGCTGACCAGATGGCGGAAGCGGTAGCCGACTTAGGCAACCCTAAGCGCGCCATCAAATATTCTGCGGAACTAGCCGACAACAAAGAAACGCGCGTTCTGAACGCATACGAAACGCGCTAAACTGTGCTTCGGGGAGCGCAATGGTGTCGATTACTTGAAGGCCGGTAACGGAGCAAGTAAGAATCGGGTTCGATTCCCGACGCTTCCACGAAGCCAATGAATTACGGTTTGATACCATTGAGGTATCGGATTCGTGCGTTACCGCTGCCGGCACAGTTGAGCGTTACCGCCGCTGGTCACACACAAACTAACTAAGGAGAATAATGTCTGAGTTCATCAAAACTCAGCAAGAGATCCGTGCTAATTTGACCCACCAGATCCGCGATGTTATCGACGGTGCTGAGGCAGAGAAGCGTGGGCTTGATGTTGCTGAGATCGACAAAATCAACAAAATCGAAGACGACATTCGTCGCGCGTCTGAGGCCATCGAGGTCGCACAGCGTAACGAGGAGCGTTCTTTGGAGGCAGCAGAGGCCGCTCGCGGTTTCGTGCCAGTAACTGAATCGCGTTCCGACGCAGAAATCTTCCGCGCTATGGCTCGCGGCGAAGTTCGCTCTCACACTTTCGAGAAGCGCGCGCTCGTCAACTCCGCAAACACCGTACCTGTCGAATTCTTCGACCAGGTAATGATGATTGCCCGTCTTGTCGGCCCATACTTGGACGTCGCAGATGTTATTCAGCGTTCTTCCGGTTCGGATCTTCGTATCCCAACTATGACCGCTTACAGCACGGCAACGGAGTACACGGCTGGTTCCGCGATCGCAGAATCTGTGCCTACGTTCAGCTCGATTCTTCTCTCCCCGAAGAAGCAGGCGTTTATCGTTCAGATCGCCAACGAACTGTTGACTGACGCTGGTTTTGACATTCAGAGTGTCATTGCTGAGCAGGCAGGTAACGCTATCGGCACCAAGGCCAACTCCTACGTTCACGCGATCGTGGGTACGGCTGCCGGTTCCGGCGTGACCGCCGGTACGACTAACGCGTTTACCGCCGACGACCTCATCACCTTGGCTTACAGCCTTGATGGTGCTGCCCGTCGTTTGCCTGGCGTCGCTTACATGGCTAACACTCAGACCGTTGGAGCGATTCGACGTTTGAAGGACACGGACGGTCGTTACATTTACGATCCCCAGGTCGGCGGCCCAGATCGTGTTCTCGGTTACGACATCTTGGAGAACCCCTCCGTGGCTTCCATCGCAACCGGCAACAAGGCTGTGTTCTTCGGTCACTGGCCTTCGGTCAAAATCACTACGACCGGACTTGAAGTTGCGACCTCTACGGACGCTTACTTCGAGAATGACGTTACGGCTTACCGTTTCGTTTACCGCTTGGACGCTGGCTTGACTCACGCAAGCCACGTGAAGTACCTGGCTCTTGCCTAAGCATTAGCCCAAAAGAGTGGAGCCCCAGGTTGTAGGTTTCCTGGGGCTCCGCCCTTTTTCTGGGAGTTAGATCTTGGAAAGCGTTAGAGCGTAGTCGCGACCGGGTGCGTAGTCGTTATCGCGAGCCCACTGGTGGAGTTCCTCTAGGAGTTGAACTGCTGCGGTCAGCGAGTTGCAGAAGATCTCGGACTGGTGGCCTTTCTTCTTGTCTTCGATGTAGACGGAGTGGGTTTTGGTCGTCATTTCAGTTTCCTTTCGTTTCGCAGAGGCAAGCCTCAGAGTTGATTACCGCGATCGTTGTTTTCAGGTTCGGGCAAGTCATCACGATCACTTGCTGGTTGAACTCGTTGCGGAAATCGGCGTTTATCGCGTGGTAGGTCACTTTCGGGGTGGGGTTAGTCATTTCAGCTTTCCTTTTCTGCTTTTAGTTTCCGGTTATAGGCGAGAACGCAATCGAAGAAAATCTTGGCGTCATCTTCGTTGCCGGCTTCGATCGCGTCATGTAGAAGCTCTAGGGCCTCGTCGCGCTTGATCTGATAGTTTTTCATTTTAGTTTCCTTAGTATCGGTGGAATCGTTCATAAGATAAGGATACCGGTATCCCTCTGGTTGTCCTAAACAAAACCGAACTTTTTACAAACTTTTTTTGACTTTTTTTGGTACGCTGAGCACATGCCTACCTACGAAAAAATCGCCGGATCCGTCGCTATCGCATCAAACTCCCCTCACGCCGCTACGGGATACGGGGTTCAAGTCCAACTGCTCGTGGAACGACTAATCCGTCACGGGCTCCATACTGCTGTTATTTCCAACTACGGCCTAGAAGGAGCGATCGACACAATCAAAACAAAGCACGGCAACGCCGCGCACTACCCCAGAGGGATGACTCTTTACGGCGAAGATGTTATCCCTGTTTGGTATGAGAAACATATCGCGGAGAAGCCAAACCAAAAACATTTGTTAATGCCGATTTACGACGCCTGGGTTTACAAC